AGCAAAACGCTACAATGACAAGAACAATTTATCAACAGGACAGTACCCAATGAAACTATCAGACCTTTACGCTAAAACAGTTGTAGCAGATGCGCGCAAATTCGAAGTATTACGCAGCGATGGAACGCCATCAGGCAACTTTATCACGCTGAAAGATGGCACTAGCAAAGATGTGGTATCAGCACAATTCAAGTATCAGCGCGTGGTTACCGCTATGCTTAAACAGTTTGAAGAAAGCAACAAGGCTTTGTATGACGAATGTGAAGCTGCTAAAAACTTTAGCGAGTACAACTACACTTTAGACGTTGAGATGCTTGCCATCAACAAAGCCTTTGCTGCTGAGCTAATCGAGTCGTGGGACTTTGACGACAAGTTTACGCCCAAGAATATTAGCGCATCATTGGAAGCATTTTCCGCACCGGTATATTTCGCATTAGCTAACCAAGTTGTGAACGCATTAAAGGATCAATCAAAAGAACACGCAAAAAAGTAGACGCCCTGCTCGAGTATTGTCGGTGGGAGTTTGGAGAAAAACAAAAGCTGACAAAGTTTGATGCCATTTCAGCAGGGCATAACGAAGCATTGGTAGCTATGGGTGTTATTGATGCACCAGAACAAGCTGAACGCGAAGCACCGACAATGCATGATGATATGTGGCCGATATACTCACACTTCAAACGATTGCGATTTTGGCGAGCTGTAGGCGATGACGCAATAACATTAATACCTAGACAACCTTTGCAGTATTCGGAGGTTGAGAGTTACACAAGGCTAGTCGATTGGCAGCCAACACAAATCGAGGTAGATATTATTATGTCGATTGATGCAATATTTGAAATGAGAGAGGTTTAAATGTCTGACACCGCTTCCTTGATAGTCAGGGTTAGTTCAACTGGCGTAAGAACCACGTCAAACGATATAGACCGACTTTCAAGGTCGTCTAATACCGCTACATCAGCAGTCAACAAATTAAAGGTAGCAGCAGCAAGCATTGTCACAGTAGCAAGCGCTAAGCAGGTTATAGCTTACGCAGACGCATGGCTAACGGTAACTAATAAACTAGTTAACCATGTAAAGGTTAATGAGCAATTAGCTGATGTGCAAGAGCGCGTGTTTAATATCGCCCAGCAAACAAGGTCAAGCCTTGAGGCTACCGCGACATTGTACGGTAGATTAACTGCGGCAACTGGCGAGTTTATTAAAAATGGTGAAACTGTTGGCGACTTAGTTAGTAATATTAACAGAGCGCTTCAGGTATCAGGTGCAACTACAGCAGAGGCCGAGGGTGCTTTAGTTCAGCTATCGCAAGCTTTCGGAGCAGGAGCTTTGCGTGGAGAGGAATTTAACTCCGTAAACGAAGCCGCTCCTCGATTAATGGTGGCTCTAGCTGATAGCTTGGGCGTTGCTCGTGGCTCATTAAAGCAAATGGCCGCCGACGGCAAGCTGACGACTGAGGTTTTATACAAAGCTTGGGGTGGTCAATCTAAAGCCGCCATGGAAATTCAAAACGAATTTCAAAAGATGACGGCAACGTCTGCCGCGAAACTTCAAGTAGCAAATAACAATTTAACAAGGTGGATCGGTACTAATAAAACGGCAGTTTCAGTGGCTAAGTCATATGGTGATTCGGCGATCTATTTAAGCGAAAGCTTAGACTCAATAGCTAACGCAAGTATTTTACTTGCAGGCGTTGCAGGGGGCAGACTTACCGGCTCAATGGTTGCTGCAACTGCGGCAACACTATCAAGCACAAGCGCGTCTACTGCTAACGCAATAGCTAAAGTAGCAGAGGCGAAGTCAGTCGCATTGGTAACGGCGGAGCAGCTCGCATCAACTAGCGCGGCAATAACTCAACAAAGAATCTCGCTACAATCAGCGATAGCAGCAAAAGATAGGTCAATACAAAGCGTAATAGCAGCTAGAGCAATTCAGTCTCAAGCCGCTGCTGAGTTAGAGCTTGCGACTGCATCAGTAGCCTCCGCCAAACTTGAGGCTCAAAGGATTGGCAATACCACGGTATTAACTAGCGCAACTGATAGGCTTTCGATTGCAAAAAAAGCGTCAACTTTGGCAACAGCAGAACTTGCCGCAGCAGAAAAGGTCGCATCGTCATCGTCGGTAACGCTTGCTACAGCCAAGAAAGCCTCTACTGTGGCAATATCTGAATCAGTAATAGCAAAGAGAGCAAGCTCGGTCGCATCGGCACAACTTGCAACAGCAAATAAAGGTCTCGCGCTATCATCAAGATTAGTTGCTACGGCTAGCAGGGGAGCGAGTGCGGCCATGGCATTGGTCGGTGGGCCTGTTGGAGTTGCGGTATTAGCCGCATCAGCAATCGCTTATTATTACGCAACAGCAGAAACGGCAGCAGAGAAAAGCAAAAACCTAGCAGAAGAAGTTGATAATCTAGCCGCATCATTTAGTGGATTAACTAACGCACAGAGAGCGGTTCAAATTGCAAAGTTAAATACCGAGATGCGCTCAGTTCGTGATGAGTTAATACTTGCTAACGAAGCATTACAAAACTGGACTGAAACAGCTAAAACCGATCCATTTGCTAGGCAAAAGGTTCAAGAGTATCAGAATACAGTCGAGAATTTGACTGAAAAGTTAGATGGATTATCAGTCAAGCAGCAAGCCGTATTTAATGCTGGATTGCCAACTTTAACAGCTCAAGCTGAAACTGTTAATTTTGGCCCTGATGTTGCAAATCCAAAAGATGACAAAGCAAAGCAGCGAGCAGCCGATAAGCTTCAAAGCGACAAGGATGATGCGGCTGCATACCTTGAAACATTGCGCCAATCAAACCTTAGTGAGCAGCAATTAATTGAAACTCAGCAAAGAGATAAGGCGCAAGCATTAGCTGACTTTTACACGCAAGGATTACTCAGCGAGCAAGAGTACCAAGACGGATTAAAAGAAATACAAACTAACGCTGTATTATCTAGAGCTGAAATAGCAAACAAGATACTAGATGATGAATCAAAAAAACAAGATGAAGCTAGAAAGAAATCAATAGCTACTGAGATAGCGGTTGCCAACGCTAAAGCAAAGGTTATCGATGATGGTATCGAAGGCCAACGCAATATGACAGCAGACTTAAAAAACACTCTAGGTGAGCAGAATGATTTGTATAAAGCGTCTGCAATTGTCACGGCTACGATTAACACTTATCAAGCCGCGACAGGTGCATTCGCTGCGATGGCATCAATACCTATTATCGGGCCAGCATTGGGAGCTGTTGCTGCCGGATTAGCCATTACAACTGGGCTTGCAAACGTTGCGGCTATTAGTGGCGCTCGTGAGCAAGGCGGGTATATGACCGCTGGTAGCCCTTACCAAATGGCTGAGCGTGGCAAAGCTGAGGTAATTGTACCTACTGGTAACTCAATGGCTAAAACGGCAAGCCAAATGCGAGATATAATGGGCCAAAGTGGCGGTGGTGGAGTAACGGGTGTTACAATCGTTAATAACACCACAGGGCGCGTAGATAACGCTACAACTGAAATGGATAATGAGGGCATGTTACATGTTATTATTGACGAGTACGTGTCGGCGGCGCTATTGACGCAAGACTCAAATATCGCCAAGGCTCGTAAATCTTCATCAAATCAACCAGGATTCTAATATGAGTGATCTTGTTTTTCCTAGCACACTACGTCCCATAGTAAATAAAGGCTATGGGCAAAAGCGTGGCGGTAATATATGGCGGTCACAAGTCCAAGGCGGCTTACCCCGCCAAGGTCGCGACACCTACTATGATGCCGTGCCGATTAACGTTGCTTTAGTCGTATCAAAGCTTGGTAGATTAGCATTCTGGTCTTTCATTCAGAAGATTAGCGGCGGTGCTGACTCATTCATTATGAATCACGATACTGGAGCAGGCATTGAGCCTCACAACGTTCAGATAACGAGTGATATTAGCGAGAATACTCAAAATGGTGTTTACTGGAATATAACATTTACAGCAACTGCAGAGCGCACCAGTGTTCAAGATGATTCAGCATTCAATGACGCAATACTTGGTTTATTTGGTGGCTATGGCGACGGCTTGCCAGCGTTTATTGATTATTATGCTTTGTATTGCACAACACCATTGTTTATTAACAATCTACCGGAGCCAAGCTAATGACATCGGCAACGGTTAAAGCTGCATACCGAGAAAAGCTTGCTTCAAATCCTGATGGAGAGATGGCGGTTGGTACATGGGAAATCTATCACCCGTTAATGAGTAAGCGATATTATTTCGTAAGCGATCAAGTATCACTTACCGCATTGATTGAAACTGGTGCAGAGGTAACTTTTGAGCCTGCAAACATTAGCACTAAGGGCGCTGCAAATAATGCTGACATGAATCAATCAGCATCTATGACAATTGCAGATCCATTCAATGAGCTCGATAATGAGCTTGATAGAATACCTCTTGATAATGAGATCTTACCACTACTTACATTCAGGACTTATTTACTTTCTGACTTATCGTATCCTGCGTGGGGTCCTG